AGCAAGAAACATCATTCACCCGGTGGCAGCGTTTTATCCGCATTCAGCAGATCCGCCTGGAACACGCCTTGCACCTCGCAGGGGATCGGCGGGAATACGGCCCGCAAAGCAGGAAGGAGGCCGCGAAATGATAACGCAGTATTTCAAATGGAGTGGCGCAGGCAGGGCAATGATAATGGTTCATTTTGCCGATGAACAAACCGGAATAGTTGAAAAAGCAATCGGTATTCATACAGATAAAAATTACCCTGCTGCGATTCAACTTTTAGACGGGCCTTTCACCGCATCCACAGAATTTCAACCAATCACCCGTGCAGACTTTATCGAAGCCATGCCGAGCGATATGCGGGAACTGGCCCTGTTTGCGCTTGAGTTTTTGAAGGAGGCCGCGAAATGACCGGCGTAGTAATCTTCCTATGCATGGGCGCATTTTTCACCGTGCTGCTGTTGGCTGATCTTTTAGGCAAATCGCGCCTGTGCCGTCCGCGCCAACTGCGGTACAAGTCCGGGCAGGTTGTTACCTTCGGACAGAGCCGGATAAAGGCCATCGTCGTTGAGTCACGATGGAACAAGCGGACACATAATTGGGAATATCACTTACAAGGCTTTCCCGGATGGATTCAACAAACCAATATCAGACCTATATGAAACACACCAAATTCGCCGCCGCGATGGCGGAAATCAAGCCCGTAGCCAAAGAGGCCACTAATCCACACTTTCGCAGCCGGTACGCTGACCTGAACACAATCTTAGCGGAGGTAAAACCAGTGCTGCACAAACACGGCCTGTGCATTATTCAGCCGATTGAGGAAGGGCAGGTTGTAACTCGCATTCTCGATTCCGAAACAATGGAACTTATTTGCGAATCCGCCCTGCCTCTGAGCCTGCAAGGCACACCCCAACAGCGCGGCAGCGAAATCACCTACTATCGCCGCTATACCTTGCAGTCCTTACTGGCCCTTGAGGCGGAAGACGATGATGCAAACGCAGCCACACCTTCCGCACCGGTTCAAAATAGCAAACCCGCTCCGCCTGCCGGCAATGACGCTGACGATAACAAGCCGTGGATTAACGGCGATAACCAGCGATGGAAAGACGCTATTGCATGGGTTGAATCTGAGGCCAAGGCAGGCCGTGGTGAAGATGCAGCGAAACGCGCTATTGCTACACTTGGAAAGGATTTTAAAATCAATAAGGAGTTTCGCGCTGCAATGGATTTGACAGGCAAAGGATTAACGGCAAACCCAGTCAATGCAAATCAATAATCTTCCACCCGTCTTTAAACACCTGGCTTTCCTACGCCGTAAAGAATACGGCTTTCCCGAAGCAGAGGCCAATAATGTTCAGTCCCTGTGGTGCGCTTTCGATTGGAAGCGCACCCCTGAAGGGGCGCAGTTTTGGGACTTTGTAGATGACCGGAAATTTAACCACGCAATGAAGATTTTAAACCGCCAAATTAACGATGAACAAGAACGCCAAACCGCAGCCGTATAAGGCCGATTCCGAGAAAGAACCTATCGCAGACAGGCCGCGCATCATGCCTTACGAAGACCTGATATTCTCAGACCAGTTGGATGCTATATGGCACACCATTGCGGAGACCTTGGACTGCTCTTTGGATGTGGTCAGCAGGCGAAGCAGGCACAGGCAATTCGCACGGGCGCGGCAACTGTTCTTCTACTTCGCCCGGAAACAGACGATGGCCAGCCTTCGCGAAATCGGCCAGTATGCAGGCGGGCGTGACCATTCAACCGTAATTCACGGAGTTACCATCATTGAAAACGAGATGCGGTACAAGTCATTTAAGACCCTTGTCGAGACCATTGAGCGCAACCTTACAGGCCGCGTTCCTGCCGCTGAAGACCCGGAATTGCGCGTAAAATTATTCTGTCCTTACCTCGGATTTGTCGCAGGCGCGTAGTATATTTGTAACAAGTTCGGAAACGCTGATTGACACCCAGCCCGAATGAAACCATAACATGAACAAGAATTTAACAAACGCTCCGTCGGAGTATCAGTGCGCCCTTCTATGGTGGGGCGGTGTCACACTGAGAAACGGCGGGGCGTTTTGCTTTTAATGGCTAAAGACAAAAAATCATTCTTACTTTACTGCGACCAAGCGGAGATTTTCAACAAGCTTCCAGACGATAAGTGCGCCCAATTGATAAGGCACATTTTTGCCTATGTAAACGACCAGAATCCTGAGTGCGAAGACTTACTTCTTCAGATTGCTTTTGAGCCAATCAAACAGCAGTTAAAACGTGATTTAGGTAAATACAAAAACACCTGCGAAAGAAATCAAGTAAACGGTGCAAAAGGTGGAAGGCCCAAGAAAACCCAAGAAAACCCAAATAACCCAGTGGGTTTTTCTGAAACCCAACTAAACCCAACGAAACCCAAAAAACCCGATACTGATACTGATACTGATACTGAAAGTGATAATGTAAATGAGAAGAAAAAAAAGGACTGCGTATACACGCCTGAGTTTTTGAAGTTTTGGAATATATACCCACGAAAGGAAGCGAAGCCGGATGCTTTTAAAGCCTTCAAAAAAATTAAGGCCGAAGAACTGGACAAGATTTTGCGGCACGTTCCGATGTTCTGCCACGGCAAAGAACCGCAATACATTCCACACCCTGCCAGCTATCTGAACAAGCGGCGATGGGAGGACGAACAAGCGCAAACTGAAACCCGTTCCCGTTACCCTATGTTTGACCCCGAAAAACATTTCTGATGACCACACTTATTCAAGACCAAAACATCGAAGCAGCCGTATTAGGCGCATTGCTTCAGGCTCCAAACGAGCAGCACCATATCACCGAACTGCAAGCCAAGTTCTTTGCTGACCCGATCCACCGCGACATCTTCACCGCGATGCATGAACTCTACAGCAAAGGCAGCGCAATCGACATTGTAACCGTTTCCAGGCATTGCCTGCAAAACAAGTACCTGCCAAAGCCGGTGGACATTGCGGGCATCGCTTCGCTGATTGCTTCGGCTGCCAACCTTACCACGCATTCAAAACACCTGTACGAATTGTCGGCCCTGCGCGAATTGCAGGCAATGGCAGCCGATGTGCAGGCCCGGATAGCGGGTGGTGGGGGCATAGACCCTTTCAAGATTGCCGACGAAGCACAGGCCACTATTGATGCAATCCGCAATAACATGGGCAGCGAGCCTGTGAGGTACGGAAGCCTGTTGGCGAAGACGGTGCAGGACATTGGAGAGCGTTCAGCCAAGGGCGAAGCGCAGGGAATCACAAGCGGCTGGCCTGCCCTTGACCATGTGACAAGCGGAATGAGTCCTGGCGAACTTTGGATAATCGCAGGCAGGCCGGGCATGGGTAAGACGGCATTGGCAGTTGCACTACAGCAGGCCCACGCGATGCACGGCGGGGCGGCTGTCATGTTCAGTCTGGAGATGGAAAACAAAGCTTTGGCAATGCGGATGCTATCGGGGGACACCGGCCTGCCCGCTCACCTGTTCAGGCAGGGCAAGATAAACGAGGCCACTATGCGTGACCTGCTTTCACACGTAGACACAGCGGACCGACTTAAGTTGTGGTTTGAAGACAGTCCCGGAATTACCATCGAGAAAATCCGCGCACGGGTGAAGACTATGAAACACAAGCACGGACTGACCTGCGTGGTATGCGATTACATCGGATTGGTTCAGCCAACCAACAGCAAAGAAATCCGGGAGCAGCAGATTGCGCACATATCGCGCACGGCAAAGAGTATCGCGAAAGAATGCGGCGTAACCTTTATCATGCTGGCTCAGCTCAACCGTCAGAGCGAACAGCGGGCGGATAAACGGCCCATGCTGTCAGACCTGCGAGAGTCAGGCGCAATCGAACAGGATGCAGATTTGGTTATGTTCCCCTACCGACCAGCTTACTACGGGCAGGAAGAAGGCGCACCGGCAGGCCCGACCGAAGAGGCTGCGGAACTCATCATTGCGAAGAACCGGAACGGCGCGGCAAACATGAGCCTGCCGCTGACATTCATTCCGCAGTTGGCGTCTTACAAATTGCGCGCACCTTTTCAGACATTCTAATGAGACACGGTTCACTATTTTCGGGCGCGGGTGGCTTCGACTTAGCTGCTCAGTGGATGGGCTGGGAGAACGTCTTTCACTGCGAATTTGAAAAATACAAACTTGAACGACTGCACAAAAACTTTCCAAACTCACTAAGCTATGGAGACATTACTGAAACAGACTTCACTATTTACAGAGGACGAATTGACATCCTTACGGGTGGTTTCCCTTGTCAAGACGCATCCATCGCAAAACAAGACGGCAAAGGTCAACAGGGGCTACAAGGTAGCCGAACAGGACTTTTTTGGGAAATGCTCCGCTCCATTAAAGAAATCCGACCGCGCTACATCGTGGCCGAAAACGTGGCAAATTTTCTTAAGGTTAACGGAGGGTCAGACTTTAGAACAGCACTCACCGAACTTGCCCGATTGGGGTATAATGCAGAATGGCGAATTTGCCGTGCTTCAGAAGTCGGTGCGCCCCATCACCGTGCGCGGCTGTATTTGGTTGCTTACCCCGACTGCATCCGAATGCAACAGGGAAAAACTATCTTATCCAATGTTTACGCGGAGGCATCACCGAAGCCCTGGCGGGCTTTCGGAACAACTATACAGATTGTTCGGGGCGGTGCCTGGAACTCTGAACCCCCAGTTTTATGCGTGGATGATGGGCTATCCGGAAAATTGGTTAGGCAGCAACTCCACGGATACGGAAACGCGATAGTGCCACAGATAGCATTTGCGATTTTCAAGGCTATTGAAAATATTACCTAAATTTGCATACCATGACCATTGACATTTTCCTTACGCTAGTTTCCATCGCTGGGGCATCCGTGCCCTTTGCGCTGAACAACCAGCAGCGGCCCGATGGAGTGTTTGGCGGATACTTTGTCCTTGCCTGTCCTGAATGCCTGTCGTTTTGGATTTCAATACTTGCGCTGGCCCTGTTGCAAGTCAATCCGGTTTACGCCGGTATTGCACCTGTATTGGCAAGATTCTTTTCAAAGACCCTTTACCAATGAGCGAAGAACAGCGGGCGGAATTCGCGGCACTCCTGCCAAAGTGGCAGCAGTACAAGCGCACCCTTGCGTGGACATTTACGGCTGATGAAAACGCGGTCATAACCCGGCTGGCCTTCGTCTGCCTTAATCGAAAACTTACCACCTGCCCATCGTGCAAGGTGGATGCAATGCGACAACTGGAGAACCTATATGGAATTTAAGCACAGCGGCAACGCCGGGGACATAATTTACATGCTGCCCACCATCGCGGCGATACCGGGCGCGCACGTCCTGTATCTGAACCCCAACCGACCTGCGCAATACGCGGCAGGGCTGCACCATCCGGGCGGATCGGTGATGCTGAACGAGGCAACCTGTGAAATGCTGATTCCCCTGGTTGAACATCTTGGTATTGCGTGCAAGGTTTGGGAAGGTGAAGAGTTCGATTATGACCTTGACCTGTTCCGCGAGGCCCGTATCAATCTTGCGGCCTATGACATTCGCCGGTGGATTATGGCGGTGTACCCTGAATTGCGGCCCGGCCCTGCGCTGAAGTTCACCCGATGGGCAGTTGAACCTGATTACATTACCGTGAACCTTTCTGAGCGATATCGCAACAACGCGGCAGGCGGAATGGATAAATGGAAACTCCTTAATGACCAGCCTTACCGCGTGGTCTTCATTGGCGTGGAATCGGAATACGAAGCTTTTAAAGTTCACGTTCCGGATGCGTTCAAAGCAGACACCCCCGACTTCCTGACAATGGCCCGGCTGATATGCGGAGGCCGGATGCACTTCGGCAATCAGAGCAGCCCGTTTGCAATCGCGGAAATCTTTGATCACCCGCGTGCATTGGAGTTATCACCCTACTGCCCGAATGTGGTAAGCACGGGGGAGAATTGGGGCGTCATTTACAATTCAGACAACATGGTTCATCACATCGAAAAACTTACCAAATAACCTATATGACACAATTCATGCACCTACCAGTTCCCGGCAAAAAGGCACACCGTTACATTCGCAAAGCGGATATTAACGACTTCCTTTTAACCTACGGAGCAGAAGAAGAAAGTTTAAACATCAACATGAAAGACGGGTGGCGAATCATTATTCACGCGCAAAACGGTGTAACAATGGCAGACCTTGATGCGATTGTACTTGAAATCTTAAAAGACGATGCCTAAGAAACCCATAAACCCCGACAACCTGACATGGTGGCACTCCATCACCCTGCCCGATGGAACGAAGACGAAAGGGCAGCACGATTACGACACGGCCACAGGTGACCGGTATCTGTTCCCTGAGGTGACCGGCAAGAAGGTACTGGATATCGGAACCTTTGACGGGTATTGGTCAGCAAGGGCAGTCAAGGGCGGAGCGGCTGAAGTAATGGCCATCGACATCAACGAGCGCAAAACAGCGCACTACATCGCAGAGCAGTTCGGATTCACCTACACACCTTCCAATAGGGCAGACATGAATCGGCCATGCTTTTTCCATCAGTGGGATGTGGTTCTGTTTTACGGCGTGGTTTACCATCTGTATAACCCTGTGCAGGGCATCGTAAACGCATTCATCAGCACGTTGCCCGGCGGCATCTGCTTAATCGAATCCGCTGTCAATCAGGCGGGCGCACACGGTGGGCAGGTAAGGTTCAATCCTTACCCGCATGACGGAGACGATACCAATCACTTCATGCCAACGATTGAAGGGCTGAAAGAAACCATCCTGCTTGCGGCGAAGATCGCGGAACGAGAAATCGAATTGCAGCAGGAGGCCACCGATGAAGGCAAGTTCCGATGGACAGGTAAGTACTTAGTGAAGTGAAGCACTACATCATGGTTTATCTTGAATCGCGCGGCCTGACAAAGACAGACTTCATCGGCTGCGAGGTATGCGGCGTGGTGGCATCAGACATTCACCACATCCAACCCCGTGGAATGGGTGGGAGCAAGCACCGAGATACACCGGATAACCTGATTGCACTATGCAGACCCTGCCACACAGAAGCAGACTTTGGCACGGTATTGCCGAAAGAACTACTGAAACAAATCGTAAACACTAAACTACATGGCACGACCACGAAAGATTGACAGCCCCGAAACATTGCAGGCTGCATTTGATGAATACATCGGACATTGCAAGGCATACACCAAGCCGGTATTAAGCAATTCTGGTAAGCTGGTAAACGTTCCAACACCCCGCGTTCCGACCGTGGGGGAGTTCTGCCGGTTCATGCAGATGGACAGAAACACACTCGATGAGTACAACACACGGCCTGAGTTTTCCCGCACAATAAAAAGCATTCACGAAGCAATCCACGATGCGAAACAGATCGCGCTACTGAATGGAGAGGGCAACACCACCGGCCTAATCTTTGACCTCAAGTGTAATCACGGCTGGAAAGACAAACAGACCATCGAGCATGAGGGCGAAATCATCGTGACCATGAACCTGAGCAACTGATGCTGATTGTAGCGGCACAACTTGAAACCCTTCGCACCCGGAAAGACCGGACGCTTTCCCTGACCTTCGGCACTCAGGAACTTGACCCGGCCAAGGCAGGCGAACTGATGACGCTGAACCAATCGCTGTGTTACCTTGCAATCAAGCCGGAATATTTCAGCGCGGAAGAAGAAGAGGCCATCGACAGCCTGCACGCTGACCTGAGTGATGCGGGTAAAACCCCTTCGCAGCGGTTGCGGTCTGTGCTGTTCGTGAATTGGCAGAATGACTGCCAAGGCTTCAGCACCTTTGCGGCGTACTATGCTCACAACATGGAACGCATCATCGAACACTATAAAGCCAAGTTGGATTGAAGACCTACATCACCGAATTCACAGCGATTGACCAGGGGGACGGCACGCTGAAGAAATATGCCGGGCAGAACATCGAGGCGATAAGCTGGGCGCAGGCAGAGGCGATCTGCCGCCTTCAATACCCGTGGCTCAAGGTAGTCGGCAGGCTGCACATGATCATCGACACCGAAGGTGAACACCACTATAACTTCCACGCAAATTGAAGATACTCGGAATACTTAACGGCATGAACGGGGTGAGTTACCATCGCCTATATACCCCATTGCACGACCTGCGAATCAGGGACTTTGCAGAGGTTGACATCTGGGCCACACGCGATGACAAAGGCAACTACCAGCCGCTGCCCGACCTGAGCCAGTATGACTTGGTTATATGGAATGGCACACTTGCCGAACCACAAGACCGCATTATTGAAATCCTGAACACGCTTGGCGTTCCCTTTATCGTGGACATGGATGACCATTGGATGATGAACAGGTACAACCCGGCGCACGCTGAATGGGAGAAGCGGGGATTAAGCGCGAAGATTCAAAAGGCCATCTTCGCTGCCGATGCTGTTATCTGCGAAAATGAAAGACTACTGAAAGAGGTGAGCAAGATCAACCGCAACGCATTCGTTATTCCCAATGCGCTGAACCTGACTGAGCTGCAATGGAATCAAGACAAGCAACCCGATAAGCGATTCAGGGTCGGGTATGTGGGCAGCCGGTCACACCGATACGACCTGCTGATAGTTGCCGATGCTGTGCGCGAATTCTGCGAGGAAACCGGCAGCGAATTCAATCTTTGCGGATACGATGAGGCAGACCTGGAATGGCAGGCCGTGGGCAATGCGTTTGCGCCGGTGGGGCATCCGGAATGGCTGAAGCTACGCCCAGGTGTTCACCCATCGATGTACGGCATCTATTATTCCCGCATGGATGTGGTCTTAGCCCCGATTATTTCCAATGGATTTAACCGGGTGAAGTCAGACCTGAAGGTGAAAGAGGCTGGCTGCTATTCGCTGCCCGTGATTGCATCGGACTTCGGGCCGTATGCTAACCATCCATCGCCGGGAGTCTACACGGCCCGAATGCGAGCGGATTGGAAGGCCCGGCTGTATGAGGCGTATGAAGGCAAAATGAATGGCACGGCGAATGCTGAATACCTGTCTGCCAATGGTGACTTATCGCAGGTGAATCTCGACCGCGTTCAGTTCTTTTATGACGTTCTTAGTTCTGTTCGGTAAATATTTAGTGTAGTTCGGTAAGCGTTTAGGCTGTTTTGCGAAAATAGTTCTTGCGGGATTGGATAAGGATATTACCTTTGACCCATGCAAAACGCACAACACACCACCATCACCGCTGACTTCATTAAGTCAGTATGCACAGAGGCCAAGCGCGCTAACGGCGGCTGGCTTGAAATGACCAACCTTCCTGCAATCGGTATCGGGTACAGCGTCACCCCATTCGAAGACAAGACCGTTATCCGATTCGATTCACCCGTGACCACACCTGACGGTCAGACCGGCACACGCTTCCGCGTATTCCCTGCGAGCAATCGCAAGCCTGAAGGACAATTTAACGCACTCCGCTGATGGAAAAGCCAATAATCACCACCGAAACTATTGAAGTCGAACATCTTGTTGAGGAAGGGTACGACCAAAAAACAATCGACATAATACATGGCGATTATCAGGTAAACGTACAACTGTGCATCGACAATAATCGAGGCAAGTCCGATGCGGTTGCTATAAGTATAAATCCGGTCAATAAACACCATCAAACAACCACCATTTATTTTGAAACACAAGGTGGTAAGAATAAAGTAGCTATTTCTAATCATGACTTAGTCGGAACAGATTTTCGCTCTGACAATGAATGGATATATGTTGAACGCATATTCAACACGCTTAAAAACCTTAAGGCGTTTTTCAAAAGCATCTAAGCAATGGAACAATACAACACCACCGAACAGCAGCACACCGAGTACGCTCAGGGGCTGCACATCATCAACGCGCTGGCAGACTACGCCATCCAACAGGACAGCGGCGCAATCGACCCGCTGGCAGCATTCATCACACTTAGCCGCATTGAAAAAATGGCGGCTGACCTGAAAGGCCAGTTAAAAGACCAAGCCATGAGCGAGGCTGCGAAGTGGTCGGAAAAGACCTTCCACTATTTCGGATGCGAGATTCAGAAGAAGGCAGCGGCCGGGCGATGGGATTACAAGTCCATCCGCGAATGGTCGGAAGCCAAGGCGGCGTTATCTGCCATAGAAGAGCGGGCGAAGGCTGCTTACCAGCAGGCCACCAAGTTCGGCACGACTACGGTCACCGCTGACGGCGAAGAAGTTCAGTTGCCAACGTACACAGCGGGAGGGGAGACGCTTGCCATAAAGCTATGAGCGGTACTAAAGCAAATGCCCCGCAGCGGTATGCGCAATTCATCCGTGAGTATAACGGAAAAGAAATATGTCTGATGGACAAGTTAGAGCAACACCAAATGAGCAGGACACGCCACGAATGGGTAAAGTCAGGAGTTGCTACATGGGTACACCGGGGATATTATCGTATAGAATCAGCACAGCCAATGTCGGATGCAAAAAAGGTTTTGAAGATTCAGTATGTAATGAAAAATGCTTCAAAAAAAATTAAGCAAACCGACCTTTTCCAACAACCTAAAACCGAAATCAAGCCGAAGACCAAACCCAAACCCAAGCCTGAAAAGCCAACACGCAGAAAGCGTATAAACATCTTGTGGGGCTTAATCACCATCGAATCATGAGCAGAACAATTCACTTTATCATTCAGGGCAGCCAATCCGCATTGCACAAGCATTGCCCGTACGGCTACCTTCACATGAACGTTCACACCGACCCGCAGTTTTTCCTGCATCAGCGGTACGAGAAATTCAGCTACCTCAAGGCGTGGGAATCGATAACCGAAGAATTCGGTATGGAACTCAGCGTGGCAGAACTTGACCAGGCTCTGCACGATGAAGCATTCACAGGCGATGAGCTTAGCATCTTCCAGGTGACAGCCGACGAGGCCGCGCAATGGATTGAAGAGGCAAAGGTCTACAGCCATGATGTCGATTGAAGAGGTACGCGCAATGCCCGGCAGCTACATGGCGGACGGTTTAACCACCGGACACCTTTGCGTTTTTTGGGATGGCGAACACCCGCAGGAGTGGACTGTTGCCAGCTATTCACACAGCGAGGTAACGACCCCCATTCACCGCCATTGGACTGAAGGCAGCAGATACTTCCATCACGTTCAGCCAATCCACGAATGGTCTCGGCTGTGCGGAATATGAAATCCCGAATGCTGCCCGGAGAGATTCCGGGAGCGGCTGAGTAGTTCTGTGCCGCATGAAACAAAGGGGGTGTTTACTGACAGCCGGGAAAGACCGGCAACTTGGAAGTAGCTCAGGGAGCGGCGTTCTGCTAAGGCGCATCGCGGGTTCGATTCCCGCGCTTCCACTATCACCTTCCTGACGTCGGGAAAACGATAAGGGCGCATTTCTATTTTCGATACATTATAGGAAATGGCCTATTCAATAGAGCAGCAGCCGTCCGAGTACTCACCGGCTTTCAATCCGCTTACCTTCGTGGTCAAAGAATCGGATAACGCCATCACCGGAGCGGCAAACTTCCGCTACCTGTGCGAGGTGGAAGTTAACGGCTCAATCGTTGCAAAACTCAAAGCACCAATCAGGTATGGCAGTTCACAGAATGAAGCGGTCTTCGATGTCACCGAGATTATCGCAAGCTATGTCGGCAATGACTTCCAACCACCATCAGCAGCGGCAATCGTCCCGCAAGACAGGATCGCGACATGGCGGGCGAAGTTCGGATACGAGTCCGGCTCAGGGGTCATCACAGAGGCAACCGGCGTAGTCAACACCGGCAACAAGTTTTCGTGGGATGCCTGCGTACCGGTACAGGATTTCCCGACCTTCGCTGTTGCTGACTACCTGACCGCATCCGGCGGCACGGCTGGGGCAAAGTTCCTGACCGATGTACGGCCGCGTTCCGTACAGGCGGCAGAGCAGCACAGCCTAACCGCGCTATTCGGTACGGATACGGCCAATAAGGTAGTTGAGTTTAAGAGTTACAATGCAGGCGGCACTCTGTTGCAGACGGTGACGAAGAACCGCACTTACACCGATTACAAAGACCGGCTGCTGTGCATCGATACAAGCTTCAACAGCATCGGGTTTACTTCGGGCAATGAGGCGTACTACACGGTGCAAGTCTACCCGTCTGGGTATGCGGGCAAGGCAAGCGAAACCATGCGCTTTAACCTGTGGTCGGAGTGCAGCAAGTACGATCCGGTAACCCTTCACTTCCTGAACACCCTGGGCGGGTTCGATTCGTACACCTTCCGTAAGCGCACGGTTCGCACTCTGAACGCAGAGCGCAAGACCTTCGAACAGGATGCTTTCCGCTACACCACAGGTGCATACAACTACGCCAACAGCCGGGGCGGCGTGAGCAATTACAACACAACCCTTACCGAGCAATGGGTATTGAACACGGACTTCCTCACGGACACCGAAGCAGAATTCATCGAGCAGCTGGTCTTTAGCCCTGTGGCATACATGGGCAGTTTCTCAGCACTTGAAAAGGTGACAATGATTACGGCCGACTTTGAGCGCAAGTACAACCGCGACGGGCTGGTGCAGTATTCCATCACCATTCAGCGGGCATTGAAAGACCGGAGGCAGCGTTTATGATGCGGCTATTCATTGAGGGGCGGCAGCTTGACATCGCCGAAAACGAGGCCTTGCAGGTGACACGGGAAATCGCAGACATTCGCGAACCTGATGCGCGGTCTTCCGATTGGAGCAAGACGTATCGCATACCCGGCACGGCGAACAATAACCGCATCTTCGGCCACATCTTCGACATCAACCAAGAGCAGTTGAACACCGGCACGCAATTCGCGCCCGACTTTAACCCGAACAAAAAGGCGGCGGCACTTGTGACCGTGGATGAGGTGGAGCAGGTTCGCGGGTATATGCGCCTGCTGAACATTAACGTAACGCGGAAAGGGGAAATCGAATACGAAGTAAGCGTGCATGGTGTTGCCGCTGACCTGTTCGCGAAGATTCGGAATAGGAAGCTGTCCGAACTTGACCTGTCGGAGTTTAACCACAACCTGAGCAAGACGGAAATCAAAGATAGCTGGAGCCATAACGCATCCGATGGGTACGTTTACCCGATGATAGACCGTGGCAGGCAAAACAAGCCTTACAACGTATGGGGCTGCGAAGACTTTATCCCTGCCATTTTCGCCAAGGTGGTGATTGATAAGATTTTTACCGCGGCAGGGTACAGCTACACAGCCGATAGCTTCTTTAATTCCGACGAATTCAAAAGCCGCGTAATTCCTTTCCCAAAATACCCTCAGCTTTCCGAGGCCACAATCAACACTTTCGCAGCACGGGCGCGGCGCAGTACGGACGTAGCAGTTACCCTCGGCACGGCGATACCATTCAACGACGATAGCAGCAGCGGTTTCTACGACACAGGCGGGAACTTCAACACTACTACAGGTAAGTATGATTCGCCTTACACCGGCGTATTGTACACCGTTGAAACCTTCATTGACGTGACCGTGACCGGCATCAGTAGCACGCTCTTCCAGCGGCTGCAAGTTGAGTTCGGCGTGTACACCGGCGGCAGGTTGGCTGAAACATTCACCACCGGCCAGTTCACCAATCAGGCGATAATTGGCGGCAATATCACCGTGGAGGCTTTCGGCAATGGGTTCTATACTCTTGCCAATGATGAAATTGAAATCCGGCCTATTCGCATACTTACCTATGACATTACAAACCCGCTGGCAGGATGGCGCACGGCCACCGGCGGAACGGTCACAATCAAAGCCAACAGCACGATTGAAATAAACGCGGCACAGAGCGCACACGTTATCGGGATATTGGTGGACTTCAATTCCATGTTTACCAATGGGGACTGGACACAGGATAAATTTTTGTCCGACCTGATTAAGATGGATAA